CATGAATATTACATTTTATTTCTAAATAATTATATTCTTCTATTTTTTTAAGACTAATATATTCATATTTATTTCCATGAATTTCTTTTGATTTTTTAACATAATCATCAAATGTTTTAACCATTTTGATATTATATATAAATAATTCTTTATATATAAAACATTAATCAGAGATTAAATACGATAGAACAAAAAACTTTCATTATCACCCAAGGTTGAACGCAATAGAGCAGTTCTTTAGTCAGATGAAGCATTATTTGAAATTATATAAATCTAAAAATTATAATGAATTAACTATAAATTTGAAAAAGTCTATCAAAAATATTAAGAAAGACCATTATAAAAATTATTTTATTTATGCTTATAACAAAGATTCTTATAAAGGTAAGAAAAATAGTAAAAAATCAAGTAAACGTAGAAAATCTAAAATTTATAAAGTTTAAAAATCGGCATTTAAAATACGCACCGCTCTAAAATATTAATTAATTACATTGTTAATTTTCTTCGCCGATTTACTTCAGATCGAATATATATTACCTTAGAAGGTTTTTTTATATTATTTACAGCTATAACAGATCCTTTTTGTTGATCATGTGATAATAAATTATATTCTGTTATAATTTTAAAATCATGATATGATGAATATTCTAATATATAATCAAATGAATTCGCCAATGATTGAAACTTACCTAATAGATTACAAATATCTTCATTAGAATACATCAATTCAACAATATAAATTAAATTCATTGATACATTATATTAGATTTTAAAAAATTGAATATTTATATTTTTCTAATATAAATAAATAAATATAATTAATTCTATAATGGTCAAAGTAATCAAAGATATAACGGAAATCCCTCAAGATAAAAAAGTAATTATTGATTTTTATGCGGATTGGTGTGGGCCTTGTAAAAGAATCGCACCTGTATTTGTTGAATTAGATGAAAAGTTTCCGAATATTCTATTTCTTAAGGTAAATGTAGATGAAGCAGAAGAACTTGCTCAAGGTTTTGAAATAACATCATTACCAACATTTGTATTTTTAGATAATGGAAATATCTTTTATAAAATGGAAGGTGCTAATTTAAATGAAGTTATTACTACATTAGAACAATTAAATAAAGTAAAGAAAATAGAAAGAGATGCTAAGAAAGAAGACGAGGGAGAGGACGAAGAAGGTGCTGAAGATGAAGATTAGATTAATTCTAAAAATTCCTTCATATTTTTACTTAATTTATCATCATCATTATTTATTAAATGATCAAATTTATAATCATTTAATTCTGTTTCACTTTTATGATTCTTAATTAGTTCATATTTAACAGGATCATTATTTGCTTCTTTTAAATAACGATCATTTGATCTATTAGGAGAATTAATTCTAAATAAAGTTCCTCCTTTTTGTTTTATATATTCTGCTTCATTTATAAATCTAACATCACATACTATAATTAAACATTTATCGTTAGATCTTCTTCTAAAAGTTTCAATTTGAATATCTAATCCTCGTATCCAAATATCTTGATGATATTTATCTCTTCCATTTTCTGTTCCATATTGTTGTAATTTATTTCTAGTTTCAAATGTTTTATGATCATACAAGTCATCATATTTTAATGATGGATCTCTCGCAAATAATTCATTTTTCATGAGATCACCAAATCCGATTATGAGGATATTGTAAGAGGATGTAAAATGAGGATATATAATTTTTTCAGCAATATAATTTTTACCACATCCCATATGACCGGATAAGCCAATTATTTTCATTTGAATATTAATAATTATAATTATTAATAATCTTGTAAATTAAATTATTTATCAATTTTTATTTGAGATGATATTATTATTAAACTACTACTTAAGATTGTAGATATTATACAACAACTTATTATTAAAGTATAAAAAGGTTCTATTATATCATGATGAGGAGAATCTATTATTAATAATACTACTCCACCAAGGAGTGCTAAAAATAGAATAATTGATACTCCACATAAAATGGCACCATATTTAAAATAATCATTTTTTAATAATTTTCTTTTATCTAATGATTTATTATCAAACATTTCTTTTATATTATAATATAATAAAAAATGTTTGAAAGGATAATAATAGAAGTTGTTAGTTTCATTCATAAAGAAAGCTATTAGCAATTCAATTTGAACTACTACAATACACTGAGCCACGGAAAGGCCACTTCTTTATCAGTGCAGGTGTTGTTTTTTGGTGAGAGAAACCTGTATTTCATTCATAACTTCTGACGAATATATGATCGAATACTCTCTTTTTTAGACAACTACTATGCCAGATTAAGGTTAGAAAAACCCATGAATTTATATTAAATATAAAACTAATTCTATTTTGAGGCCTGGAACCCTACTTAATATTAGATGTCTAGCAATGTGTAAAAATTTCAATTTTTATTGCTTTTTAAAAAAATTGAATTTTATTATAAATAGTTTAGATATTTTAAGAATATGAGTCTATATTGACTATAATGCTATCTGCTACTTCTGCGGCTGGTGGTGGTGGAGGAGTAAGTTGTTACGATCCTTTAAAGGACATCGCGGATCGTCGTGTTGCTAATAAAGCATTTAAAAAGGAAAAGAGAGATGCGAGAAAAGCGTTCCGTAAAGAAAAAAAGAAATTGTTTAAGACTTTTTCACAAGAGAAGCAAGAATATTTAAATAAGAAATTTAAACTAAAAACTGAACGCTTAAAAGAGATTAAAAAAATGAAAGTTGATGATGATGTTCTTCTTCTTTCCCATAGTCCAATTCCAACAAAAATTAAAAATATACCACATAAACTGGTTTCATTTGAAAGTCTAAAGGCTCCTTATACACCATATATGAATGTTGTTTTACTGTTAGAATTATTTGTTCAAAAATTGGTAATCTTTTCTTCGATTGAAGGAACTGAACTACCTAAAATTCAAGTCTCTCCAAAGTGGATTGATTTTTTGAAGTTAGCTAAGGTTGTTGAAACACCTTATAAATATACTTATTCACGCAAATTTAAGAAGTATCATAAAGATATGAGTTCGATTTCACGCGTATCAATTCCATTGTTTTTTTCACTAGATAAGCTTTATAAAGATTTTGCTTTAAAGAAAGCTTTAAAAAAACTATATATGGATAAAGTTTCATTATGTATTAAGTATATTTCAAAGTTAATTAAAACTCATAAGAAGTTTTCTCCAAAAATTCAAAGTTTTTTTGATGTTCTTGGAATTCAGCCATCATTTAATATTGGATATGCGAATGTTTTACCATTAAAGCTAGCAAGTGTATTTCCCGAACAACTTCCATTTGATGGAAAACTAGTTGAAGATTGTCCTATTTGTTTTTTAAAAGATTCAGAACCAGCAATTCGCTTACCTTGTAAGCATATAGTTCATAAGAGTTGTATAGATGAATGGTTTAAGAAAGAACGTACATGTGCTACATGCCGAGCAAAGTGTTAAAATTATTTTATAAATAAATTTATATTGTTTTAAAATAGCAAAAAATGATATAAATTTAAAATAAATTTATATTATTTTTTAGAAGTCGTTTGTTTCATCCATTTTTGTCTTTTAACGACGATAAACTACTACAATACACCGAGCCGCGTAAAGGCCACTTCATTGTCGGTGCGTTGCTATTTTTTGGTGAGAGAAACCAAATGCTATTTCCGATACCAGGAATTGAACCTGAATTCCCCGCGTGAAAGGCGGATGTCTTAACCATTGGACTATATCAGTAAGCACTCTCTTTTATGGTTAGCCAACCATGATCTTTTTTGGTAAGAGAAACCTAATAACTCTTTTTTTAGATAGATATTCCATGTGAGGTTGTTGGTTTCATAACAGTTATTTGGCTATTACGCAGGACTTGAACCCACATCCGCAGGACTTGAACCCACAGCTCGACGTTATAAGCGTCGCGCTCTTTTAAAAGAGCTTAATAGCCAAACACTTGAAATTACTTATACACCGAGCCACGTAAAGGCCACTTCTTTATCGGCGCTGACTATTTTTTGGTGAGAGAAACCGTTAGTTCTTGGGGTGTAAGCCTCTCTTTTGTGGTTAGCCAACCAAGATCTTTTTGTGGTGAGAGAAACCATCTTACTCTCTTTTTAGGTAGAAAAACCTTGTGTCTTGTGATATATTTGGTAAATTATATAAATTTTTATAATATCTCCAGAAGTCGTTTGTTTCATCGGAAAGGATAGTTGCTTAGGCACCTCTACAAGAGAGAGACAGCTTGGAACCCTCATAACTACTACAATACACCGAGCCACGTAAAGGCCACTTCTTTGTCGGCGCAGACTATTTTTTGGTGAGAGAAAACCATAAACATTTAAGTCTAATACTCTCTTTTGTGGTTAGCCAACCAAGATCATTTTTTTGGTGAGAGGAACCAAATACTCTCTTTTTAGGTTGAAGGACCCATTGAAACAACAGTATGCCCTTAGAATTCAGAACATTTATTTATTAAATTTTCAATTTTTTTTCAATTAATAATAATCTTTTTTAATAAAAAATTCTAAGATAAGAGACAGCACAACCGATTTATATGACGATCATAAATTAATTCTTATTAGAAAAATTGAAATAATTATTATATATAGTTTCTAAAGGAAACTTAAAAAAACTACAGACATGGCACATCACTCGGCTGGAGGCTCTGCCAAGTCAGAGCTTTGCCTGTCATCGTCTTTGTCGGAATCAATCCTTTGCGGTGGTGGCGGCGGTGGCTGTGCCACTAGTTCAGTAGATCCTCGTGCTGCTAGAAAAGAAAAAAAGAAAGCAGAAAGACTAGAGAGAAAAGAGCAGAGAACAAAGAACCAAAAGATTGCCAAGTTATACACGCCTGAAGAAAGAACTGCTTATGCTAAGAAGAAGGAAGCAGAGGCACGTTTGGCTGGTTCTTTGAGAAAGAAGGCAAGCATTGAGCAGATTAAAAAATCTTTAAAAGAACCAACAGTTTCGTATGATACACTGACAGGGCCTTATAGCAAAAATCCAGATTTGAAGATTCTTCTTGAGTTGTGCTCAAAACATATTGTTTCGACTAGCACTACTAGCGAGAAGAGTGTTGGCGCAAGCGTTGGTGGGGCAGGAAGCGCAGAAGCAAGTGCTGGTGGCGGAGGCGGAGCAGGAAGCGTAGAAGCAAGTGCTGGTGGCGGAGGAGAAGCAGGCAGTAAATCTGTTGTTTCAAAACTTCATTTTTCTCCGAAATGGATTGAGTTATTGGAAATGGTTAAATACATTTTACCACCATCAAAGACATCAGCATACAGAAAACAGTTATTGAAAGATGGTTCGCAAAAAGTAAAGGTTAAGAGGATTATTGAGCCATCCATGACCACGTGGTTGTCAGTTCAGTTGTTTTTTGCTCTTCACAAACTTACATTAAAGTTTATTGCGAAGAAGCCGATGAAATTGAAGCATGTTGAAGGAGCAACTCGGTGTATTACATCGATCAATCACATGATTAAGACTAATATTGATTTTTCACCCAGACTCCAGCAGTTTTTTAATTTGCTTGGTGTTCCGCCGACAATCCTCATTTCGCGCGCACACATTCCCGTGGCAAAAGCTTTCATTGGTATTGCTGATCGCTCGCCAATTGAGGCAAGCTTGTTTCCAACTGAAAAGCCATTTGATGGAAAGTTAGAAGAAGAGTGTGGAATTTGTTTCCAACTAGATACAGAACCGGCTAAACGCTTGTCTTGTAAGCACACATTTCATACCGTGTGCCACGACCTTTGGTATGTTAAGAGCAAGACTTGTGCTACTTGTAGGAATGCTTGTTGATTTATTAGATTATTAATTTATTAATAATCTAATATTCATTATTTCGCAAGTTGTTTAAATATATAAATCTTAAATTCCCATTGAATATTATTTAATTTAGCAGGAATCTTTTGTGTTACATTGTCAATAAAAAATGGTATTGTTTCTACATTTATTGGTATATCAATTTGTAAATGAACAAAAGTTGTTCTTCTTTCATAATCATCTATAAATAAACCCTTATCATAGTTAATATATGCATGTTGTGTGGTTTTTTGTATTATTGTATCATTTGTAGATAAAAAACTAGTATCATCATCACCTAATAATTGTTGAAATGAATCTCTATCTTTTAAGTGATCAATAAGTTGCCTACAAGTAAGATCAGCTTGTAATATTGCCTTTAATTCATCAAAATATTCCATTATATCTGGAAATGAATTAATTGGTAATGCTAATATTAATCCTAAATATCCTTTCTGTATAATTGGAAAAAAATCTGGATTATTTTCATCAATACATACTACCCATGCTCTACCAATACTATTTGTATCATTTAAATATAATCTTAATGGATTCACTGAAAATACACCATCATGATAAAATTGCTCTGTCTCTTCTAAATGATTAATTGGAGTATCATATGAAATAATTGATCCAATTGTATTAAATATACCTACATATGGATGACGTGTTCTAGCAGTTTCATTATCTAAATTAAATACCCATGGATGAAATGCTAAACGACAAGTATGTAAAAGATCACTCTGGTTTATTAACCAATTAATTTGATCTTTAAAATTTCTTACTTGATGATCTAATTTTTTTTTTCCGATATTAATATCAATTGTTAAATTTAATAATTCTGTAATATATGGTTTTATTATATTCATTATATAATAATTGAATAAATAAAATTATAATGTTAAATTTCTATTTCGATATTCCATCTTATAAGCAACTATTGGTTTATTGACAAATGGTAAATCGTTATCATTATCAGAATCAGAGTTAATTTCAGTTTTATCTTTATTATTTACATGTGTTAATTTTTCTAAATTAACTAAATATACAACATATAATATTAAAAAGAAAATAATACTAATTAATATTATATGTAAGGCATCTAACATTTTTTTATTATAATTAATAGTAATTAATTATAATATTATAATATCAATTTTTTTATTCTAAATAACATTTTTTAACATTTTTGTATATTTTGAATATTTCTTTAATAATTTTTTCTTAGATCCTCCAATACCTACATATTGAAGAGATTTTGTAGCACCTCCAAATTCAGTAACATAATCTTTGCCTGTTATTATATTTCTATAGGAATTAATTTCAGTAAACATATCTGTGGGTTGAGGTAATGCTAATAAATTACATGATATATCGGTGTGAAGAGAATTTTTAATAAATTGTAAAAAGTCAAGTGTTCCAAGTGTAGTGATTGAATTTAATTTTTCTAATATACCTATAAATGCTATGAGTTGAGTATATTTGTCTGGTAGAGTATTAAAATAATTAAAACGATCTACAATTTCCTGATGAAACGGAATTCCAATTGATTCTCTATATTTATCAATATTTGGTGATACATATGATGACCAAAATGTTCTAACTTTTTCAAATAATTGATTAATTTTTAGTTGATCTAAATTATCATTATCATATTGAATCATTGTAAAATATTGATCTCTAATTTGTTTTAATAATGTAAGATCTATATATGGAGTTGGTGGTGGATTATGAACAGTTTTTGTAATATTTACTAATCCGATTATAACAATTAATAATTTCTTAACTCTGTCTTCATTTCCATAAACCTCTCTAATATCATCAAATATATCTTCTTCAGGTTTTAATTCATTTTCTTCTAAACTAAAACAATTATATAATTTTGGATTACAATAATATTCTAAACATGGTGAGTTAAATAATGGGATTGATTGAAATAATGATATTCTTTGATTTACTTTAATTATATTTGTTAAACTTGTACGCATATCATTTAATGACTTATTTATTAAGATACCTTCTTTTCTTCTTTCATCACATCTATCAACAATATCACCGAAGAATAATATTACATTATTTTTTATTTGTTCAGCTAAATCTGAAAATCTAACATATTTGTCGGAAATAGAAGTGAAATTATCAGAATCTTTTGAATCGTTTGAATATAATAACGCATCTTTATCGGATAATGTATCATCAATTAAACCGCATTCTTGAAATGGTTTAACTATTAGAAATAATCTTATAATATTTGGATTTGAACTCAATAAATTTTTATAATTTATCAAAGTTTGTATTTGATCATATATTGTTTTAACAGCAGGATCTGAAACTATTGTAGCAACATATTGAAATAATCTGGTATTTGATTCTACTGCTTCATTCAATAATTCTAGATTTTTAAGATTTGTATTAGAATTAATATCCGCAATGTTCAGTTTGTTTGCTATATGGGTATCAA